GTTTTGCTTGCGGGAGGTGGTTTCAGCCACCGACAACAAGCGAGGATGCCAGCCGTTCTTTTCACTGCTGGTACAACAGGCCAAAAGGCCTTGAACGCCATCCTCATCAGAACTGGTCAATTAGGCAGTCGTCGGGTGTGGTTGTTCATCTACTTCGATCGTAGCAACCTCCTCGGCGCGTGCTTCGGCGTTAGCTGGGAAAATAGAGCGTGAGCCCCTCTCGTAATTCGGAATCACCGAAAAGTTTGGAGGGGGGTTCTCGCCCCGCAAACCAACTGCGCCGTCAACCATTCTTGGCACCCCATAGACAGGGACACCTTCGTCTCGATAGACAACGGGGTGGGCCTTCGCAAGTTCCTTGAGAGCGTCGAGAGGCATGAGATCCCCGGACAGGATCCCATGCTTCGTCATGAAGTACTCCGCCTCATCCGGCACGCGCTTGTGCTGAGCTTCCTTGTACAAGAAGTCAGCCTTCTCGACCGTGGGCGTGGCGACCTGCAGGGCGTGGTAGAACGAGAGGGCGACATGAGCGGTCTTCGTCCGGGGCATCGTTTTGAACCGGGCGTAAAGATTGCCTGTCAACCTCTGGGCGTCTTGCTCTGGTACCGGGTCTAAGTGCACCGTAGCTCTGCCACGAGCCATGGGCGAATCCCCCAGGACTTGATCAACACCCGGGACTGGCGCGAAAGACCGGGCCTGAACTGGGCCCATGAGATAGTAGTCGCCGGCACAGAAGCGACCCGTGCGACCCGCCCTTTGAGTGGCGATCGTCGGGGTCACGCGCGCAGCCACTAGCGCTCCCTTGTCGTTCGCCATGATGTAGCCGGTGTCGATAACTTTGGTCACTCCGCGGATGTTGATGCCGGCGTCAACGATTGACGTCGCGACGATGTGCACTCCATCCGGTGGGACCTGGCGCTGCGTTGCGGACATAACCTCGACTCGGTGTCCGCGCGACACCAGAGTTCGAGCGATCTTCTCGCAAGTGCGCTTCCTCGGGTCGATGATTAAGACTCGGTCGCTCGGGGTGACCACCTCCTCGAACAGCTCCGCAGCGTTGAAACCCTTGGCCGTCCACTTTCGGATCACGTGAGGTGGCGGTAAGGGGACAACCACTGTCTCAGTCCGTGTCGGGTCTTCAGCCTCGGGTGTCGCTGTCATCAGGACGACCGATGCCCTCGCGACGAGGGCCGCCTTAAGGTAGTCGATCTCGACCGCACTCTCGTGGCATTCGTCAAAGATGAAGAAGGAGTCGGCGGGGAGAGCGTCAGGGCCTCCCGTCGCGTACAACATCGCGAGGTGTCCGTACGTGCAACACTGGATCCCTTCCGGCTCCCAATGTCCCCCCTTGCGCTTGTAGTGGTAACCATCCTCAGCCATCGCCTCGCACAGGACTTTTCGCGGTAGACAAATTACGACACGCCGAAAGCCCCCCCCGTTCGCAGCCAGGAGGGCCCTCGGGAACCAACGGGTCTTGCCGGTCCCAGTGGGCGCGACAATGATCGGGGCACGACCTTGCGCCAATATCGCGTTCGACCTGATAGCAGCGTCCAACCACTCCTTTGGGATCGCCCTGCTACCTGTTTGACGAACCGGGTCTGCGTGACCCAGTCTGAGTGAGGCAACGTAAGCTACGCCAGTCATCAGCTTTTCGGCCAGGACCACGACAGAGCGGACATCCACCGGCGAGCGCACCACGCCTCGCGGGAATGCCACCATGACGGACAGGGCGATAGCCTTGTGGTGATGGTACGCATCCTTCGGAATCAGCGACGAGATCGTGGTGTTCGAGCGGGCGTGAGCGACGTAATGGACGTAATTGGCCGCGGCATAGAGTTGAGGCAAGGTTTTCACGTAGAGGTTGAACGCCTGAACGACTAGGTTTCCCAACGGCAAACGCGTCAACAGACCTAGCATCTTGTTCGTGCTCATGTACAGGGCCGTGTACACCATCAGTCGGTCACGCGCCGCTGCCGCGTTCGCTTCGAAGACGGGTCCCTCGCAAGTGAGCTGAGGCACCATCTCCTCAACGAAGCGACGGGCTGACGTGAACACATAGTACGGCGACTGGCGAAGGACCATGTCGAGATCGAAGACACTCGGGTCCTGGTTTCCATCCTGCACCAGGCAGTGCCACGCGTGTTCTTCAAAGATGAAACCATTGTCCACGTAAAGATCCATGCTCAGCGTGTCTTCCGGCTCGACACCGATTAGGTGGGTGTTGAGCGAATCCCCGAACCCCTCCAGCGACTTCATGGCCCGTGAGAGTCCAAGGACACAATTGCGAGCCATGGAGTACGCAATGTTGAGCTCGACGAAACCCCCGTCGTGCTTCATCACCTTGTACCAATTGACGAGGACCTGCCGGTACGACGGGATCTTCAGCCCTTTGCCATTAATACCAAGTTTGTTAAGGATCTTCCTAGCATCCACGGCGAACTCGGTGTACAGCGCGGGCTGGTGTGCGGTCAACTGGATCATGCCGATGCACCGGGCGGCCCTGTATCGCAGTGTCGCCACGGACCCTTTCCCGGTCTTGAAGTAACGGCCAGCCTCAGCCTTGTTATTGTAGTACCTGGTCTTGAGGATAGCCGCGTCGTGCAAGACGGCGTACTTCGGGACATCAACGCCAATCATCTCGAACTCGTCCGCGTACTTCGTCCCAAGTTCCGGGACCTTACCTAGGAACTTCTGGTCGAGCACACCGCCCTTAGCCTCGAACCTAACTTCGATCCCGAACAGGTTCTTGAACTTCGCGATGATTTCGTCAGGGTCGACGTTTTCGAAATTCAGCCCCAGTAGATTGTCGTCGCCCACGTTGGCGAGGAATATCTTGTCGAGCAGCTGATCGTAGGGCACGTTGAAGTGCTCGCCTAGGACGGCGAACATCATGATTTGGAGCCCCACAGTGTTCGTCCACGTGGTGTCCGAATCACCGGTGTAGCCGCCGTGCTCCTTGGCGACCCAACCTCCTGGCACTGTCTCATCGACGGTCGCGGCCGCT